TCAGCACTTTGCTGCACGTAAGCTGCACTTTTGCTGTAATTCTTCCTCCATTAATGCATCTTGGCGTCAATTTGAGCTAGTTTGGGAATGGTCTGATCCACCTTCTCAAGGCAGTCATGAGTCGCGCCCAGCTGGTAACCGATGAAGAATTGTTGCCTCTTTTAGAGATTATTGAGGAGTTTCGGGTCTTTGGAAAAGAAGTTCCGGGACAAGTCATATCAACATTCTTCTATGTTGCCTCTCACAATCCTTGTTTGATGATAGATCTTCAACGAGATCTTAATCTCAGATCAGGTAGTGCAAGTCGTTGTACTGACTGGCTGTCAGACATAAACAGGCTCGGTAAACCTGGGCCTAATTTAGTCAAGAAGGAGCCAGACCCTTTGAATGCTAACCGTGCCATCATTTCTTTGACGGCTAAAGGTGAGCAATTCGTCCGCTCTATCAAGAGGATTCTTTATGGCAGCTAGCTGTACATTCGGTGAATGTGCGGAGTACACATTTCGCACTCGTCCAAGTTGGATAGCAGAAAGAAAGCGCATTGAAGAGTACAAAACTCTGACTCAGGAGCAGCGCAGGCATCTGCCCAAACTCCAGAAGTTTCGCACTTATCAGGTTCAGCATGTCATCAGCATGCGTGGGGCCAGCTATCCAATCATGCGGTTCGATCAGGCTGCAATTACGCAGCTGATCTTTGAACTAGAGGATGAGCGTGGCTGGACTTCAAAAGAGACGTGCAACCGTGTCATCGACACCATCCGCACCATTGTAAATCACACCTACAAGCACAAACTCATCAAGGAAAAACCCTTTGATGAGTTGGAAACATTTGCTCCATCGGAATCACGATTCACGTGGTTTTCAATGACTCAACTGGAGCAACTTTATAGTGCTTCTGTTGACACCTTTGGCTACGAAGCCTTGGGTGAGATCATCTTGTTTCTTGGCTTGACAGGGTTGCGATTGGGAGAGCTGCAGCGTCTCAGGGCAATGGATATCGACATTCCCAACTCCCGCATCCACGTCGGTGGGCGTGATGGATTTGTCACCAAAGCCAAAAACTGGCGGGTCATTCCGATTCAAGAACGCATCCTGCCTTTGTTGATTGAACGTACCCGCGATCAATCGCCAAAGAAGCGTGTCTTTGCTGATGACTTTGGTTCTACTGATTCCCTGCGGCGGTCTTTCAATAAAGTCCGTAACTACATTGGGATCGATGAGAAGCATGTCATTCATTCGTTACGACACAGCTATGCAACTTTCCTCAATGAATCGGGTGTTCCTCCGATCACCATCAAAGACTTGATGGGTCACAAGCGCATCGAAACCACGTTGCGGTACTGCAAGGTCTCCGACGTGGCCCGTACCCAGGCGCAGCACGCCCTGGATCAACAGATCCACCGGGCAGCCACGGGAGCGGCTCCGCAGCCGTCCCAGCCGTCCTACGAGGAGCTGTTGGCGCAAGTTAACGCTTTGCAACAACTGCTGACTCGGATGCCGGTACTAGCTGCATAGCCCCGGTTCTACCAGCATCTAGTGGTGCTGTGATACGCTCATTTCACCGGCGAGAGGCTTCACTTCAAGTGAGTCTCAACCCGCGACCTACGGGGTCAAAACGCCTCAATCATCCCTGAGATCGATTGCAGCAGTTGACCTTGTGCCACTTGCGGATGTGGCGGAATTGGTAGACGCGCTAGTTTCAGGTACGCGGAGCCAGTGATTGCATTAGTGCAAAAAGGCGGGGCTAGTCCCCGTCTTTTCTTTTGGTTTCTATCCTCCACTAATGCATAGTTCTTTTTCACGGTTCTAGCAGCACACATTTCTTGAGACAGCCCATGGTTTCACCGGCTCTGATCGACGAGGAGCTTGCGCTGGAAAGGCTCATGGTTGAGACAGGGAGACAACGGTTCCTAGAGAACACGCAAAAGCTGGAGGAAGGCACCTACGCCTCATCCACCGTCTATGGCGTCAGCTCGATCCGGGCGGCGCTGCCGGTGGTGGCCTCCACCATTGAGGACACCCGCAACCGCATCCGCACCCGTCAAGCGGGCAAGGATTTCGCCACCCTGCACAAATACCTAGAACCCATCGACCCGGAATCAGCGGCTCTGCTGACCCTGAAGGTGGTGTTTGACCGGGTGTTCAGCCCCAAGGACCGGGCCAACGAGATCGCCAACGTGATCACCGCCATCGGCCAGGCGGTGGAGCAGGAGGCCCAGCTGACTTGGTACCAATCCCAAGACCCGGAGTTGTATGACCGCATCAAGCGGAAGTATTGGCACGAGTCCTGCGGCACCCAGCAGAAGGCCACCATTGCCCGCACGCTGATGAACCGCCACGACCATCATTGGGACACCTGGGGCACGCAGGTCCGGGCCAAGCTCGGCGGCTGGCTGCTGGATTGCCTGATGAAGGCCACCGGCTGGTTTGAGCGGATCACCGTCAAACGTTGGAATGGCACCCCAACGCTGATCGTGCCCAGCCTTCAGTTCGCTCTGGTCAAAGAGGAGCTGATGAAAGATGCCCTGCTGTTCTCGCCGTTGGCGTGGCCCATGCTGGTCCCGCCCCGTGATTGGTCACCCATCAAAGGTGGCGGCTACCTGCTCAACGAGGTGATGAATGGCCACGAATTGGTGCGCCGTGGCAACCACACACTAATACAGGGGAATACACCACTCCTGTTTCTAAACAAGCTTCAGAAGGTCGCTTACACCCTCAACCCGTTTGTGGTGGAGGTGGCTGAGACCTTGATGGAGCGGGGCTACAAGGTGGGCAAGTTCCTGCCGATTGTGGAGTTGCCGCTGCCCAACAAACCTTGGGACATTGCGGACAATGAGGAGGCTCGGCACGAGTATCGACGTGCTGCTGCAGAGGTGATGAACAAAAACGCTGCGAGCTTCAAACGTTCGTGTCGTACACGCATGACCATGCAGACCGTCAAGATCTTCAAGGGGAAGGACAAGTTCTATCTCCCGTGGTCTTTTGACTATCGAGGTCGGTCATACCCGATCCCTGCCTTCCTAACCCCACAGGACACCGACTTCGGGAAATCACTCCTGAAGTTTGCTGAACCCAGCTTCATGACACCAGAAGCGGAGAAGTGGTTGGCCTTTCAGGTTGCCACGACCTATGGGTTGGACAAAGCCACCATGACCGAAAGACAGGACTGGGTTGATTGCAACCATGACCTGATTTCCCGTGTCGCCTCTGATCCACTAATGCATCTCCCTGAATGGGAGGCTGCAGATGAGCCGTGGCAGTTTCTAGCTGCATGTGAGGAGTACAACGCTTGTGTCATTCAATGCACAAGAAATTGGACCTCTCAACCTGTAGCTGTCGACGCTACGTGCTCTGGATTGCAGATCTTGGCTGGCCTCGCAAGAGACCAATCAACAGCGCAACTTGTCAACGTATTACCCGGTGATAAACCGAGTGATGCTTACGCAGTTGTAGCTGAAACTGCTAAGACTAAACTGCCGGAACATTTAGCTGCTCTTTTAGATCGGAAGGTCACAAAGAGAACAGTTATGACTATACCGTACAACGCTACTAAACACAGCAACCGTCAGTACATCCGTGATGCATTGAAGGAAAAAGATGCTGAGTTTACTCCTGATGAATTGACGCTCATCGTCAATGCAGTTCGGGAAGCGATGTATGAAGTTGTTCCTGGTCCAATGCAGGTTATGGATTGGATCAAGCAGGAAGTTGGAGCTGCAATTAAACGTGGTGCCAACCACTTGCAATGGGAAACTCCATCAGGTTTTGTTGTCTACCAAAATCGACGTAAGCGAGAGAGCAAACGTGTTGACCTGCAAATTATGGGTCGATGCCTTGTCAGTCTTGCTGATGGAGATAAAGGTCCAGACATCAATGGCCACAAATCTAGTACTGCTCCGAATCTAATTCATTCACTAGATTCGTCAGTCTTGCATTTGGCGTTCCTCAATTTCAACGCCCCGTTCACTGTCATCCATGACTCCGTTCTCTGTAGAGCAACAGACATGGGTGAACTAAATCGTGTAGTCAGGGAAACCTACTACCAAATCTTTGCTAACAGCAGTCCACTGTTGGACTTTGCTGCTGCAATTGACGCTGAGACAGATCCTCCAATCATTGGAGATCTTGATCTCAATTCCGTCCTTGAATCCACTTACTTTTTCTGTTAATGGCTCCCAAAACTATCGTCACTCAAAAGCCTGTCACTCTTGATGGTTACCAGGCTGTGATGAAGCCAAGCAAATTTGGGTACTCTCTGGGTACCATCTTTGATGAACAACTGATTCAACAGCTTGAGGATGATCGTGTAGAAGTTCTCAAGTGGTGTGAATCCAAACTCAAAAACCCGAAACGTGCAACCCTCAAACCCGAACCCTGGGAAGAGGTTGCTGAAGGTCAGTACAAGGTCAAGTTCTCTTGGACTGAAGACAACTGTCCCACGATTGTGGACAGTGAAGGTACCGTGATCAACAACACGGCTCTTCCTGTTTACAGCGGAACCACTGTAAAGCTTGCGTTCTTCCAGAAGCCTTACATCCTGAAAGATGGTGTCACCTATGGCACCAGCTTGAAGTTGAAGGGTATTCAAATCATCAGCCTTTCTAGTGCTGCTGGTGTTGATGCTGGTGACATGGCTGATGAGGATGTCGCTGAACTGTTTGGTAAGACCAAAGGGTATAAAGCCAACGATCCGAATGTCACTCCTTCCCCCATCTCTGATGAGGACAGCGACTTCTAAGAATGGCTTTTCGCTCTGGGCTTGAGGAGAAGGTCGCTGATCTTCTCGTCAACCTGGGTGTGAAATACGAATACGAATCAACAAAGATTCCGTATGTCTTGCAGTGTAACTACACGCCGGACTTTCTTCTTCCTAATGGGGTCTACCTTGAAACCAAGGGGCACCTGACGGAAGAAGATCGTCGCAAGATGAAAGCAGTCAAAGCTGCTAACCCGGATCTGGATATTCGATTTGTATTTCAGTCTCCCTTTAACAAGAT